GCATCTGATGCCTCAAATGCAATGCACTTGGCATTGGGCCATATCAGTCTAGCTTGATCAGTCCAGTGCAGTACACAGGCACCAATGTCGTACATGACCTGCGGCTCAAAGCCGGCTGCTTGCAATGTTTTGAGGTAGTTCACATGCGAAGCTGGATAGGGATATACTGTGCGCAGGTTTCTTAAAAATTGCTTGGTGTCCACAGTGGCCGGTGCTGCATCCATGGCCGGGATATTGGTATCAATGCTGAAAGTATAGCTGCCAGTGTGTTTACACAGTATACTAGGGTCAGCCCAGATCCTAAATCCATGCTCTCTGGCTTTCCTGCAGAAGTCGTTGTCTTCGCTGATGGTATTGGCATGATCAATTGCGCTGTGGTATTCAAATTGCGGATAACCAATTGTGCGCATGACTTCGGCCTTGACCAACACACAACCAAAGCCACAGCCAGCAATCTCCACCAGTGGTTGGCCTTTGAGTTTTCCATAGGGCATGTTGACTACCCCACCGTAACCGTTGGGCTCATAGATCTCCAATATGTGCTGTCCAGGCTTGCGTTGTATGTACAGTCCAGATACCACATCGCGATCATGTGCCATCAATTTGACCAAGGTATCAGGATCAAATGCTATGTCGCTGTCCACGCTGAACAAGTAATCAAATCCCTTGACCACCCAGTCTGCAATCAAGTTTCTGACTTGGTCTACATTGTAGCCAAAAAAGTACTGGAATACCAATTCGCAGTTGTCGGGTGCAGTTAGGTCGTATATGCTTTTAAATGTGTCCGGTTCAATGTTTCTGGCTGTGGGGATAGCAATCAGTATTCTTTTTTTGCTCACCACAGGCACTGTGATTATTGCTGGCACCGGTGTCACAACAGCCGCTACAGGTTCTGGTATGGTGACCATGTTCATGCGCACTGCTTCATATATGGGACGCTCACGCTCCAGCATGCCGCCGCTGATACTGACATCACTGGTGGTTGCTGCAAATGGTGTTGCATGATTCATGTTGGTGATCACGAAGTTGGTCTTGCGCTGACTCAACTGTAGATCAAAAATGTAGTTGTCACCAAAGTAGAGATCCAAGCCCTCGGGGATGGGAGACCAGGATTGTTTGTGTACAAAAAACAAGCTGCCGTATCCGTATGTGTGCTGTCCGGCCCAGGGCACAATGTCAATGGCGCCATCAGTCACTGGCGTTTGTTCAAAGTCAGCAACTCCGGGACACAGGCCAAACAGGCCAACTGCGCCCGACAGCAGGTATTGCAAGCGTTCAAATATGGCTAGATCAAATGCCACGTCATCATTGACGATACACAGTCGATCAAATTTGCTGGCTTCAACTCCAAAGTTCCATGCAGGATTTACATAGATGTTTTTACCAAAATCAAACATCCTGATCTTGGCATGTACCAGTCCGTCAGGAGTCCTGGTATTGTCATTGTCAATGATGATGATTTCGCCCACAGCAGGATGCTGGCACAGTTGTTCAACAAAGGGCAAGAACTGATCATTGATGCGCCACATGGTGGGCACAATAACCGAATACCGTTCGGTAGCAGTTCTTGACAGGATGGCTTCGGCTGTGCGTGTCTGTTCTGCACCGTTGACCTTGTAGTCATTCAAGGGATTGCGATCATTGTAGTTGTAAACCACCTCCTGCAGACATTTTACCTGTGCAGGATCTGCTGCTTCAATCAGGCTGTAGAATGTGGATCCATCACCACCAGCACGGAACCATGCACCGGTGCTGTCTTGGAAACTGCTGTCGGGAATTTCTCGAATCAGTCGCTGTCGGAATGTGCGCAGATGTGTGTAGGGCATGTTCCAGTTGAAGCGATGTTGCCTGTAGGCACGTGCCAGCTTCACTGCCTCGGGATAAGGTTGGCTGATCAGGGGAATGTTGTCAACCATGCTCCAGCATGAGCCATAGGTAAACTCTGTGGTTCCATCATACATGCTGTTGTAGTAGCTGAAGATTGCATTGTCATTTACCAAGCTGTCATCACCATCCAGTATCATGACAATGGCTTCGGAATCTTGAATCAGTCTGAATACTTCCACTTGATTGGCCACTGCGCCACGATTCTCTACATTGTTTATGCAGTGAAATTTATCTCGGATACCTGCAGGCAATTGTGCCAACGCTGTGTTTACTACCTGCACAGTTGCATCTGTACTGGCATCGTCCACTAGATAAACTTGATAGTTGTCGTAGTCCTGTGTAGCAATACTGTGTATGCACTGTGCAATATAGTCTTGGCAGTTATAGAATGTGCTGACAACCACGATGGGCTGTTCGGTGCCGGATCGATAGTGCTCAAACTCCACCGGATTGGTAAATCGTCTGTTCCAGATTTTATGCACCAGGTGATTGATTTTAGACACTGCCTGATATTCTGCACGACCAAGATAGAGTCCAGCACGACGATAAAACAATTGCTTCCATTGCAGGGCCACACTGGCCCAGCTGGCAATGGGCTTGACTATGTTGCAATAGTATTGTTTCTGTTGGTGTAGATAGGGATTACGGTATGCTGCCACAGTCATGGCAACAAACTTCTCTACTTGATCTGGAGTGTTGATGTCAGGAAACAGGCCGTTGGGTTCTACTGCATAGTCTATTAGATAGCTGGCACCGGCCAGTGCGATCTCTTCCAGTGCGCCAAATCTGCAGGTCAGGACAGGGGTGTTGTACAACAAACTTTCCAGTGTGCTTATACCAAACGTTTCCGGGAATGCACAGGGATAGATCATGAAATTGGCCATACTCAGTATGTCAGCAATATCGCTCTGTGGGATCACACCGGTAAACTCAATGCCCATGTTGGCGTATCGGGCATCGGCCACCATACGACGCCAGTCTTGCTCTTGTGCATCCGGCTCCGACTGTGAACTGAATCTGTAATAGCCGCCAATGACTTTGAGTCTAGCTGTGGGTATCTGTTCGCGCACACGTGGCCAGATTTCGTTGACCAAGGGAATCATGCCCTTGGTCACACTGGCATTGTAGACAAACAGGTCACGGTCCTTGGCAGCAATGTCCACCTGGGATCTGTAGCTTCTAGCACCGTTGCGAGTGATAAACATCTTGCTTTTCAACACTTCAAAATTGCGTCTGCGACCGTGATGGCAGTTGGTTACATAGGTCAAGTGGAAGTCACTGAGTGTAAAGATATCAGTGATGCGATCAGCCAAGGCCAACTCTTCTATCAGGTTGTCGCCCAGGCAGAATGTATCATGCATCCACAGCACACGCATGGTGGCATGTGCTACTATGCGGTTGTAGAGATCATAAGACTGCAGGGCATAGGCACGATTGTCATTCAATTTGGGGTAGTCTGCAGGATCTGTAAAAGGAATTATGGTCCTGCTGCTGATCACCACATCAAATCTATGGTCTTGTGCTAAATCTGTCAGGGGTCTGTATGTGACTCCGCTGTAGACTCCGGCGCGGGCCGAATCAATATCGCAGTTGTTGAACACTGTGACTTCAAATCCCAATTGGGCCAATTCGTATGCTTGGAATGTCACAGCACTTTCGCTGCCGCCCAGTCCCTGCTTGAAAACGGTGGTGCCGTCGTAAGGGAGACCGATAATGTCGATGATTGCAATTTTCATAATGTATTTAATTATACACTAGAGCCGCAAGAAAATAAACCTCTAGTAGATGTTTTGTGGGTTGTATGGGTTCGCGCCGGTCTGGCCCTTGACTATGTAGCCCACTTTTAGTGAAGCTAATCTTGGATCATTGTCTGTGGTCACTGCTTGTATGGTTTGATAATTGGTGGGGTCGACATTGCTGGCCACAAACAGTTTATCCGAATTTACCAGCATGAATTCGGGCTGCAGGTTGATGATAACTGTTTGTTGTGTTAACCTATTTGTTACAGAATTAACGTTGGCACTACGGGGTACAAAATATCTCTGTACCGATACAGTTTGCTTGGCGAATTCAAAATTCACCGATTGATTCAGCACAGTTGGTAGAGAGTAGTTGGCTGTGTTGGTGGTGTTGGTGGTTGATACAAGATCATAATAAAGGAATGGTACCCCCACAGCATATTGGGCAATGTAACCACTGATGTGATTGGACTGGATATCCTGCGATAGATCTGCCAGCAACACCTGTGATCTGGCCTGTGTTGCCACCGAACCCGGTTGTAGCGTTACTGATGAATTTGCCGACAAACTATTTTCGTATACAATGCCTCGATCAACCGTAGACTGGGTCGAGCTTCCGGCATTTGAGCTCAGCATACTGCCATTGGTATTGTTATATGTAGTAACTGGGCTAGGATTAGGATAGCTGTAACTGGCTGATGTGGCATACAGTATAACAAATGCACCGCCTGCGCCCCACCCTCTGGTGGTGTCAACAGATGCCACATTACCGCCCGAACCGCCACCGCCAAATAATCCGCCATTGCCGTTGAATCCAGGCAGCCCTCCCAGGCTGGTGGTGTTTAATACCAGGTTACTGCTGCCGCCGCCACCGCTGGCGTTTGCAGCACCGCCTGCACCGCCTGCACCCAGTCCCCAAATATCTACACCACCGCCGCCACCACTGGCCACAGTGGCACTGGATCCACCGCCACCACCTCCGCCGTAGCCACCTGTATTACCAGTCAGCAGTGCTGAGCCCGCAGCACCACCACCTCCACCAATTGAATTTATCCATCCGTTGGCACCGCCACCACCACCACCATAGGGCCCACCTACGCCACCGCGGCCGATGTCAGTATAAAAACGAACCACAGTACTGGTAGTAACAGCATGGTATACATATCCAGATGCTATGTTTACATTGGATAAATTAGTTAGG